CTCGGATCTTCGGCATCCTTAGTCCCTGGTACAATTAGTCTTGTCGGAAGTGTTGACGGAACAACCTATACCGATCCTTTAAAGAATGGCACATTAACGGCCACAGGAGGAACCGGAACGGGAGGAACCATTAACTATGCCACTGGGGTTATTACAATCATAGGAGGAGGCACAGAAACGCTTACCGGAATGATTCAGTATTATCCGGGCCTTCCTGTAATGGGGATTCGTATCCGTGAACTTCAAAATAGTGCTAACGATCAAACCATAGTTTTTGATCAAAAATATGCTTATTTTTTTAATTCCGGATTAAATGTTTTTCAGGAATTTATCCCCGGCACAACATGGAACGCAGCCAATCTTCCTGTCAGCGGAACCAATTTCTTTTGGACGACAAATTACTGGACTAGCGATACGGCAACGTTTGGGGGCGGGACAACAGTAGGCACAAAACTTTTTTGGGAAACAAACGGAAGTGGTGCAAGTGGTGCAAATGCTGATCCACCAAGAATAACTGATGGTGTTTCATGGCTTGCTTTTGATTCATCTACATGGAATCAAATTGACGCAACAAATTTTCTTTATAATTATCAAGCTAATCTTCCTTATCGTGGGCGCATGGTAGCATTTAATACATGGGAAGGAACAAGTAAAGCTAGTTCTCAAAATTTTTCTAATAGAATTAGATGGTCAACCATTGGAAATCCTTTTATAACATACTCTAATTCAATTCCAGCAAAAGGATCTTGGAGAGATGATATACGAGGGCAAGGAGGTTTTCTTGATATACCTACTTCAGAAGATATTGTGGCTGTTGGTTTCGTCCGTGACAATCTGGTTATTTATTGTGAGCGTAGCACTTGGCAGTTGCGCTATACTGGCCGCGCTATTGCGCCGTTTCAAATTGAAAAGGTAAATAGTGAACTCGGAGCGCAAAGCCTTTTTTCTGCTATTCAATTTGATACATCGCTTGTTGGCATAGGTGACAAGGGTATTGTTGAATGCGATAGTTATAAATCTGAAAGGATTGATATTAAAATTCCCGACTATGTATGGAAATTTCAAAATAACAATGCAGGTGTCACACGGGTTCAGGGCATAAGGGATTTTGAAAATAGGTTGGCTTATTGGACAATTCCAATCGCAGCCAATAACTCAATTTTTCCGAACCAGCGTCTTGTTTATAATTATGAAAATGATTCATGGGCTTTGTTTACGGACTCTTTGACAGCACTTGGAAATTACCAGCCTCAATCTTCGCGCACATGGTTAAATACGCATTTAACATGGCTTGAGTGTAATTTTGCGTGGATTAATCAGCCTGCACAAGTGGCAGTTATTTTAGGGGGCAATCAACAGGGATTTGTTGAATATTTGGATAATGCCACAGTTAATGATGTCAGTCTTTATATTTCAAACATCATTCAAGGTGTTACCGTCACAATTACGTCTCCTAACCATAATATGCAAACTAATTTTGTGATCGGAATCAGCGACATCCCTGCTTCAACCCCTTTTGCAAGTCTTAATGGCGGTGTTTACAGTATTGTAGTTGTAGATGTGAACACATTTAGATTGTTTACTTATACGCCTGCCGATGATGCTTTTAATACCCCGGTGGTAGCTATTGATGCCGGAACATATATTGGAGGGGGATTAATCAATATTAGAGAGAATTTCTCCATAATTAGTAAAAAATTCAATTTCTTGGATGAAGGGCAAAACATTCAATTAGGATATTTAGACATCCTAATGGCGACATCAACGAAAGACAATCCAGGATCTATAACTCTTAATGTTTATTTAAATTATGACGATGTGAATTCATCCAACAGATTTCCTAAAAATGAAATTAATGGATTTACTCCTCCGTCACCGGATACTTTCTTTAATTCTATTATCCCGACTACACCCTCAACCTATGCAGTAGCTCCGGAAGGCACAAAGTTTTGGCAGCGCGTTTATTGTGCAACTAGAGCTAACTTTTTAACCCTGCAATACACTTTTTCAAATGCTCAAATGGCAGGTCTGGAACAAAGATTAAATGTCCAGATAGATGCTCAAGTTTTATGGATTCGGAAAGCCGGAAGGATGACCCAACTTTAGGAGATTAAAATTATGACTGCATATCAACCTGGGATCCCAACAGGGACGGTATTTTTAGATTTAGATTATCAAAATGTTCAAAATAATTTCCAGCAACTTGATACTACTTATGGGACAGATCATATAGCTTATTCACAGGCTGAAAATAACGGCTTTCACACATCTGTTCATTTGGTTCCTATTTCCACTGTTGCCAGCAATCCTCCCAACAATAACCCTGCCACGCCTCCAGCAACTACAACAGGGATCGGACAACTTTTCAGTGCTCAAATTAATGACGGTATAAATATTGATGAAGCTCTTTTCTTTTTGACGGGAGGCGGGAGGCTATTGCAGTTAACTCGTAATTTTATTCCTACTTCCAACTCGACTAATGGATACACATTCATAGGTGGCTTTATCCTGCAATGGGGAGTTGTGAATGGAACACATGGGGGTGATAATCATTTCAATGGTGGCGATACAAATTCTGTGACATTCGCAACAAATAATATAGCTTTTCCATCATCGTGTTTGAACATTTGGACATCACTTGCATATGTAGCTGGAGATGCACCTTCAAGTTCAACAAACGGAACAGTTTCTTTTGAAACCACTTTTTCTAAAACGGGTTTTACTTGGTCATATAACGGTACTAGTGCTTCTTATACAAAATTTTATTGGTTCGCCATTGGGTTTTAATTATGACAATACCAATCGACAGTCAGAATTTAGAAAGTTATGTTCCGGTCTATGATGCCGCTCCTAAAACATGGGAAGAGGGGATGCCTTTTATTGTTGAGCAATTGAAAAAGCTTGCCAATGCGGTTAATGCCCGTGAAATCGGGTTCTTTTTAGATCAGGAATTGTTATCAGGTAAATCATTTATACCCGGCGTAAATATTGTATCGGATGGTGGTTCATCTCAACAATTCCGTACAATTTTAAGAAAAGTGATTCCTTTTCCGGGTTTAGTTATTGGGGTCAATACTCAGCCTCATGGGATTACAGTAGATGCAAATTTTAGTTTGATGCAATTATATGCTGCCGCTACAAACTCAACTGCATTAATTGGCGAACCAATACCAAATGGCGCAGACACAATTTCATATGATGTTAATAATATAATTATCACTGTTGCCGCTGCTTATGATAGAGCCTGGGCAGTCTGTGAATTTATTCAAGAATTATAAAAGGGAGCTTTAAAATGGGTGGTTGGAATTTAGGATGGCTTGGATTAGCTCCAAAAAAATGGAATAAAGCGGCCAGTAACTTTTTAACAGGAACTCCTGAAAAAAGGGAAAATGTTTCCACATTACGTCCTGAACAGGAACCGGGGTTTCAAGATTTACAAAATGCTGCGCAGGGGAATTATGGTAATGGAGCATTTGGAAAAGCTGGTAATTACTATAACAATCTATTAAGCGATAATAGCGCAGACTATAATGCTTTTGCAGCACCTGCTTTGAGGCAATATAGTCAGGACATTATGCCGGGTATATCCGAACAATTCGCTGGTATGGGGTCTGGAGGGTTATCAAGTTCCGGATTTATGAATGCCCAAAATCAAGGCGCTGTAGATTTAGCCGAACGACTTGGATCAATCCGCGCTAACCTTAGACAATCAGGAGCGCAAGGACTACAAAACATAGGTCAACTTGGACTTGGTAATTACAGTCAAAATATGGTTACGGAACCAGGTTCGGAAGGATTATTATCTACCGCAGCTCCTGCTATTGGAACAGCAATAGGATCTTTTGCTGGCCCGGCAGGTGCTGCTGCTGGAAATGCAGCAGGAAATTGGCTTGGAAGTAAATTTGGTGGAAATCAAGTAGGAGCAAATTCGAGTCCCTATGGTAATTTGGCTGCTCAAAGTCCAAAAATTGCAGCAAGTCCGCAAATAAGGAGATAAAAATGGCTCAATATATAAAGAATGCAAGTATTTTCGGACGTTTAGGAACTGGAATCGGAAAGGGATTGAATGAACAGATCCCTAAAGAGATCGAACGCAGCCGTTTGGCTTCAGGATTAAAAGAATTAGGTGAGCAAAAAAACTTATCCCCTTTTCAACAATGGGCAGGTCTTATTGGAGTTCCCGGAGCTATCGATCACCCTCAAGTTGTGCAAAGTGGTGCAGAATTATTAAAACATGAAGGACAAAGACAAAACTATTCAAATCGTGCCCCAAACCCACCAAACCAACAAGGTGCACCTTCCTCACAACAAGGGCAACAAAATAATTTAAACAATGTTGATTTTGCAAACTTGAATCAAAGATCAAAACCAAATCAAGGTGCTCAAGAAAAAACGCCACAAGGAAATTATCCTGCCGGAGAGCCTCAAATAGTAGAAAAAAATCCTTTATCTCCTGAATTGCAACCCCGAACTCCTTGGACTCCAGAACAAAGGGATCAGGAAATTGGCAGAGTTTGGGATCAAAATCCTCAACTTCCTTTTGCGGAAGTTTCTAAAATTGTTTCTGACAATGAAAGACGTTATCTAGAGTCTCCTGCCGC